TCATCTTGCATGCGTGAACAAATTCTCCTTCACGCCGCGCTTCATAGCCTTATTAAGCCTGTTCAAAACTTCTTCAGATGGTTTCTCTGTACTTTTTAAAATAGATAAAATGCGTTGTTTATCTTGTTCATCAGTAAAGTGAATATTAGTATCTTTTGTCAATACAGCCATATCAAACCTCCGTTTTTAAAACAAACTATGTCTTTTCTCTATATATAAATTATATGAAAAATCAATAATTTATACAATATAGTTGTTTTATTTTTCGTTGTACTTATCTATTCTACCAGTTTTTATCAAAAATATGTACTTTTTTGAACATTTTTTGATATTTTTGATATATTTTTATCGTTTTTAAGAATAAAATACGGCATTTAAATACTAAAAAAGCCCTACAATCGCTATACTGCAGGGCTTTTTTGTATTATTAAAAATTTAAAACTTTACCAGCATAAATCATGTTAGGATTACTAATCTCATTAGCTGAGACAAGACGTTCAACAGTCGTGCCAAACTGTGCTGCAATACCACTCAACGTGTCACCGTACTCAACCACACAATAGCCTGATGTGGCTACTGACTGACCGCCTGTGACGCTTAAAGTTTGTCCTGCATAAATTATGCTAGGATTGCTTAGAGCGTTAATACGAGACAATTCTTGCCATGTAGTACCATACTTCGCAGCAATGATACTTAAGTTTTCGCCGTATTGTACGACATGAGTTTGACCAGCATTTACAGTTGGTCCGCTAGTTGATGCATCCAAAGTCTCAACATTATACACACTCAACCAACTCATGATACCATCAAGCAGAACCTTATCGCCTGATTTTTCTATGATTTGGTAAGATGTCCCTTTAACCCAGTCAGGAATGACTTCGCCAGTAGCATAGATACTAGAGCTAAAGTTAACTTTTACAGTCATGCCAACTTCTTTGGCGCTACCTTTGACTTTGTCCGCTTCCTTACCTGCGGCAATCGCTGGTGTTTCTGTTGCTGGTTTAGATGGATTACCACTCTTATAACCACTATCCGTCACACCAGTTAAGTCAACATTTCCGTCAAGCCCACCTGCCACATATGCTGATGTAAACTGGAAAATTTGGATGTTATCCCATGATGGAAAGTAATTGTAATTTGGCACTGGTGTCACATTATAATCTGGATACTCACCAAGCCAGAGGCCAAACTTACTAGAAATACGGCCGAGTTCTAAGTTATTGGATAGAAAACTCTTATAGCCATAGAGGAGTGGCGTGTAGCCTCGGTCTTTGATGTACTGCAACGACCACAGAATCACATCGGTGTTGGCCACGCCATCCTCAACGTCAAGCGCCACAATAGACCCTTTAGGTGTCTGTACCTGAGCAAGCATGGTGTCTAAGATATTCTTGGCTAGTGTTGTATTGGTCACACTTTGATACCATATATAAGTGTGGGCACGTTTACCCTGTGCGATTGATGACTGGACTTGTGAGGCGTATGTCGATTGCCAGTAGATACCTGAGCCGTTATAACCACCAATTTGCGAGATTGAAAACTTGTCGTGGGCATAACCGAATCGCCCTTGGTCTCCTTGGTATACCGACCAGTCAACACCTTGGTCTCCAACTGCTGCCAAAGCTGGATTAGCGTAAGCAAAAAGTCCTAGCCCAACGGCTAAGACTGCTACTGTTTTTTTGATTTTTTTCATTTGTTCACGTCCTTATCGTACTTTCCAGCAACCCAGTTGAGCAGAATACCTGCAAAAGTTGCAAGTAATGCGATTGTTCCTGTCACTTTTTCTGTGCTGAAACCGTTCATTACTCCAATACCAGTAATTACAGCAGTCGCAGCTGGTACAACCATTAGCAAGAATTGTTTGATGCGGTCATATTGACCATTTGTTAATTTTGGAAATTTCATTTTATTACCTCTCTATAGCTTTAGTGATAAAGTAGATGACGAATGTCGTGACGAATGTCACGCCAATACCAGCGGCAGTATGCCACGTCCACTTTTGCTTCTCTTTGATTTCTTCGATGTCTCTTGAGTTTTCTTCTGACTTATTTAAAGCACTTCTAGCTATTCCAGATATTTCATTCAAGCCCTCCGTGTTTGTCTCAATCTTTGTGAGACGTTGCAACACCTCAAACCAAATGCTGTTGTCCTCATCTTTTTCCATCTAAACCCTTTCTATTCCACCGTTTCACGCATCTTTTGTTATGCAGTACGTTTCCAATAATAAGATGTACGATCCAATATATACAGAGGTTCTATTTTTTTAATATACTCCCACTATTTTATATATAAATGTATTTTTCATATTAGAAGTATCAGCAGCACGATATCCCATATCACCAGTTTCTTTAAAGAACATACCACCCCAACGTAATTGTGAATCAGCTATCGCACCATTACAAAGTAATTCCATGTTCCAATCTCGCCATGTACCAGGAGATAACGTTGCCCTCTCTGGAGCATTATATAATGTAGAATAGCTCCAAATACCATCAAATGCTGAGAATGTATTTGATATATCTAAATTAATTATATGGAGACGTTGATATACACAAACATATATTTGCAAATATTTAACACCGACTAAATTACCTAACGATAGTGTATTTGTATCCCTATTATTCGTTGCATCATACCTATTATCAAACCCACCATCGAATAACACTTTATGAGAGCTAATAGTTTCAAGCATATCAACGTCTACAAAACTATAGTCTGTACTCCAACGAGAAATATAAGCATTTTTAGCTGATATAAAAATACTAGAAGCTGAATCTGCATCTTTACCAACAACAATACTACCAGCAAGAGTATTTATATTTGCTCGCTTAGTTGTATTCCAAAATTGTGAACCTTTTAGCACCTCATTTAATGTAAATTGTTTATATATTGGTGTATTATCAATATAATAATTAGTTGACCCAAATGCAGTTTGAGACCCTTCTAGTCTTGCAAATTCAATTGCATTTGGTTTATTTGGATCTTGAGTATTGCTATTTATAACAACTAAAGATCTAATAACACCCTCGTTGATGTATATTCCAGCCATTGCAGTATCACCTTGAGCATTATACGTACCAATATATTTCCAACTTGTATAACTTCCGCCAGTAATATTTCCAAGATTAGGAGACAAAGCAGATAAATTATTAACGTTCATATTTTCGACATACAATTCCCAAATTACCCAACTTGCTCCAGTCCACTTCTTAACAAGCTGAGGTGTTGTAGATGTATCTTGCCACAATTGACCGTTCTGTGGACTAGCTGGAGCTACTGAGCTAACGATAATACCAGATGTCCCGTCTGAGCCTTTAATTCCTGGGTCTCCCTTATCACCTTTAAGACCCATCATTGCAACTGAGTAACCTATTTCAAATGAGTTGTCTGTGTAAGTCCAAATAGTCTTAGTCCATAGGAATTGTCCAGCAGGAACACTAGGCACTGTGGTTGTGTATCCAGTAGTTGGAGCAGTAGTACCGTTAGTATGACTAGCATAGGTAATGGTCGTAGTTTTGATACCAGTACCATCTTTACCAGCAATTCCGTCATGACCGTTGTTCCCGTCTTTAGAAATATAAGTGACTGAATAACCTGTTTCTGATGAGTTATCCGTGTATGTCCAGACCGTTTTCGTCCACAGATACTGACCTTTTACAAGACTGGGAACTTGTGAAGTCCAGCTAGTGTTTGGTGCTGTCGTTCCGCTTGTTGAAATAGCATAAGAGATAACTGTTGTTTTGATACCAGTACCATCCTTACCTGCTCTTCCATCATGACCAGGGTCACCTTTTTCACCATAGACACCGATAACAGCAGGTTCTATTGTTTTAGTTATTCCATCGGTATAAAGTTCAATGCGATAGTTCCATAAAAAACGATTGGTGTATGTTGTTTGTTGAGGTATCCTTGTCCAACCACTATCTTCAATAGCCGCTACCCAAGGTTTCGGCTCTCTCCCCTCAACTAGCATAACCTCACCAAAATATAACATAGCATTAGTTCCATCTCTCGAACCATTATTATCGAAACGAATATACCCATTATCATTATCACCAGAGTTAAATGTAATGGTGACATACTCGGCTTTTGAAGCCGAAAATCTATGGTTTCCAATGATTAGATTAACAGATGTAAAATCGTTGGTTTCATTTGATTTTCGTCCAATAAAATAAACGTCAGAGATTTTTACGCTGACTGCAGCAATTGCATAAAAAGATAGTGAGTAGTTTGTGTTCCGCTTTACCTCAAAGCGCTTGCTTGCTGCTACTATTTCTGAAGTTCCAGTAGTCTGCAACAAAAAGAGATTTTTTTGTCCGTTGTAGTAAAAGACATGTCGTGACACAGTCATCGCCCCAGACCAATAATTAGTATTGGTTGGATATCCCCCATTTCGGATGAGGTTCACTACATCCGCTGGTTTTTCAATACCTGTTGATTTATTACTTGTCAAATAAAAATTAGTCACATTAGCAATCCCTGTGCCATCATTAACATTACTTAAAGTAAGACTATTGCTTGCTATTATTGTCATCAGTTGCCTCCGCCCAAATTTCGATAATTGGAGTGGAGATACCGTAAGTCCGCCAGATTTGTTCAACCACATCACTTGCGCTTGTTGCTTTAAAGCTAACTTGTGTGATTTCTCCCCCAAGTTCGATATTGGCATAAAATTTACTTTTCATTATTTATTCACCTCGCATGTATATTGAGCTTTGACATTGATTTCAGTCGCCTTAACACTAATTGTTTTACCAGTTTTATATTGATTTCCTACACCACCAAAATGAGCATTTAATACGCCATTGTGGTCACGTTGAGACCATTTATAAGTATAGGTTTTTCCACCTGTATCAATTTCAGCACCAGATTGAAATACTCGGCAAGTAAGTGATGTTGTACCAGATCCATTTTTAAAGATGCTACCTGCTGTACTATCAATCGTACAAGTTAATGGGTCTGTGTAATCGAGAAGCGTAACAATCCCGCTGACTGCCGTTCCTTCTGTACCACCTGCTCGGTCAATGATTACTGCCTTGAAAGTTTGAGCATTTACAACTGCTTCTGGTAGAACTGTTAATATTCCTTGAGAAGTTGTATTAGTTCCAGCCACCACATTCGGTGTTTGACCAGTTGTAGATGCGGTACATAAACGCCAACCTAATCCAAGGTTTGCGTTATAACCAGCTGAACCAGTTGTGGTTATACTACTGTCTGAATAACCGAAAAATATTTGTTTATTTCCGGAAGAAAGTTTCCCTCCTTTATACAAGTCTGCATTGACTGTTAAACTTGCAGGCATAGAATTGTAGAACGCCCCACCATTGCCAGCATAAACATTCGCAAGAACGGCTGATTTAGCAAGTTGTACAACCGTTAAATCTAAAGTAGCTGAGAACGGAACATTTAAACCTGTATTAGGGTCAATCCACAGTCCAGAAGCAGTAAATCGCGATGCTGAGTTAGCAATTGGGACATTGACTTTTGTTGTCAACACGCTATTTGCAGTTTCGCTCATATGTTGAGTCTCGGTAGGAGTAGTTGATGCAATGGTATTGGTTGTCGTTCCATCAGTACGTGTCCAAGTAATTTTTCCTGAAACTCCACCAATTACAGAAGCTGTACTACCTGCTTTAGTAAGGTTGAGCGTTAAAACTTGTGGATTATTCGCATAACTTGGCGACCATGTTTGAGCTGTCGCATCATAAGTTTGCGTGGTAACTCCGCTCGCTGTGATGAAAGCATTAAGTTGCATTCCATCTGATAAATCTGTGATTGTGATTTGACCACTTGAGACAATTGACATATTTTATTCCTCCTATTAGTTAAGTGGTTCAGCAGTGCAATCAAATGTAGCTCTCTGCCAAACATCACTATTTGTGATTGTAATTGATTTCTGACTTGTTTGATGAGCAAGATTCCAAGCGGTATCTACTGTTCCGTCAGGGTTAGTTTTAGACCATATATAAGCAAATTTTGTTCCCTCACTATCAATTTCTTTATTATCTTGATAAAGTATCGCCGTGAAAGTTGTGTTAATGACGTTATTTTTAAATTGATAGCCATTAGACGATTCAATAACTAGATTAATAGGACTAATCCCATCAGTTCCATCTGAAACGTCAGTAACGGTAACCTCATCGGAAGCGACCGTAACGCCATTAATTACAGCAGACCAACGCACAACTGCCTTACCGTTGATGTCATCTGCTGTAATCTCGTATTGCTCGCTATTGCCAGAAATAGCAACGCCGTCAATCGTCCACGCATAACTTTCTGGCACAATTTCTTTGCTGCCCTTGTAAAGTCTAGCCGTCAATGTCGTGTTACCTTCTGAATTTTTAAAAGTCAAACCATTAGTCGTCAAGGTCACAGCTTTATAAGGCGCATTTTCTTCTGCCAGCTGCTGCATTTTAGCAATCAAATCAGCCGATATTTGCGACTGCAAAGTCTTGTAATTGCCAAATGTCGCTTGTTCGACACTCGCATTATCAAAGCTGACAACTTGCTCTAAAACTCGGGCTGATAGTATCAGTTGTGGTGTATAGCCATCATCGACAATTTTAACCGTGTCACCAATCTTCGCGCCTGTCCTGCCCTCAACCTCATAATTGATAGCTGGTACACTATGCTCTTTCAAATAGCTGAGCGAGCGGTTAAATAGTTCGCTTTTCGACACCTTGTCATGGCTAAAATCATGAACGATATACCCGCCACCAGTAACATTATGTCCACTGTTGCCGAATCTATCATTAGCTTGTGGCGCAAAGATGAAACTACTACCTTTTTTGTGAAAGAATTTGACATTACCTTTTTCGTCCAGCTCTTGCCAATCATTTAGACTTGAAATATCGACCACTTTATCATTATCATCTTTTGAAACAGGTAGCACAGCCGTACAAAGCTCGCTGACGCTTGTTGTCCGCTTGACTGTCTTGACATTATCGCCATATCTCAACTCAATATCATCTCGCACTTCGCCAATCCTCTTTTTGATGTGGACTAGACGTTTTTTGATAGTGAAATCTGAGTTAAGAATCACTTCATAGTCAAGCTCTGCATTGTCAAACTGTGTTGCAACTGACTGCAAGAAAGCCCTGTGACTCATTTCACTATCCCACGATAGTTTGCGTGTTAAATTAGAGATTTCATTGATGCCAATTTCATATCCTGTATCATACATAATTATGTCAAAATACCACGAAAAAGGTCTTGCAGTATCAGCTGAAAAAGGTAGTGTGTTTTCTTTATTAAGGTCTAGATTATTGCTTAAAGTTGAGATAGACATCATCTTGTCTTGCTCAGCTTCTGTGATTTCAGTGATATAAAGCAATCTATCTCGGTCATCGTATTTAAAAGCAATCCAGTAGCCGACTTGTAACTGATTATGGTCGACGTGTAATTTTGACGTTTCAAAATCAAAAAAATCTGCTGAACCAGTTAAAAACCGATTAAATTTCGAATTATTAAAGTGAATGGCATCTGGCAAGTCATTATCCATCACCGCAACTGGTGTGTAATTTTCATCTAAAATGTGAAACTGCATTATAAATTAGCCTCCGAAAATTCTATCTGGTATGTTGGTGGCGTTGTACACCAATCCGAACAGCGGAAGTAAATGGTCGTCTCGCCTGGCGGAATGGTGAAGAGGTTTGAACCGTCAACTTTTTCAGTTAGTTTTGGTAATCCATTGACATAGACTTTACTATCTGCACCCGTCATTTTGACCTTCGTTTTAGGTTGATACCTATTCTTGATATTTCTAATCGCCTCAGCGCTATCATTTCTGATCGTCATATTTCTCAGGTCAAAATAACGCATTAACTGATTACCAGACCTAGCGCCATATTGATAAAAATTGATATAGCATTTAGTAATTTCGACATCTTTTAGTTCTGGAACTGTAAACTCAGGATAAGATCCAATCCAGTAGTATCTGAGCTTAGCACCATTTTTGTAAATATCACAATGACCACTTGACTTATTAAACTGATTATCGATATTCAAATGATTGGTCGTGAAAACAATAGTTCTTAATTGTTTCACACCACCTTTGCCATCTCCAGCTAAAGGCACACAAACACCACTATTTCCCTTTGTATCGTTTTTATAGATGTCATATCCCATCACTAAGTGATTATTGGCATCTGCAAACAAGACCTGAAATTGTCCAGTTTGACCCATTAGACCAGCCCAAAATACAGCATTGAAATAGCAATAAACATTCTTAGCGCCAACATGACCAGTACCATCTGCAGGAAAATTATAGACATAACTTGCACCATGCCAGTAGCCATTATTAGTTCCCGCATTCGACAAATGAAAATAGTTAGTGCCATTTTCATTGACAACACCAGCTGCCCCAGTATTTCCCTTTCGAGCATTTTCAGGGTTCACACCCGTGTACCGAGTAAACTCAGAAAAGTTTGACGTATTGAGGATAGTAGTTGCGCTGACAAAATTTTCTTTGTCGTTTTCCTCTTTATTCCCAATTTCAGTGATACCATAGTCCGTATACATGCCAATATAGCCGTTCTCTGCGTTCATGGTAGCTGTCATAGTGATTGGTACGTCTATATTACCTTCATTAGTAACTGTGACGCTATAACGTCCGTCGGGGCCTTTTGTCGCTGTATAAGGACCTTTTGGATTTTCAGAATAACAAATAGGGTCAGCGCAATAAATTTCAAAAGATGATACAAAAGTCAAAGCGCCCTCAGGTGGATTATCAATCTCACTCAGAGTTCCCTTGTAATATTTGTTAATATTGTCATTAAATTTGACAATTAAATCACCAGACAATATGCTTTTTAAAGTCGTAAATTTAGCAATTAAATCACTAGCAGAAGAAGTAACTAACTTAAAGTTAATCGTCAAATATCGACTTTCTAACCGCTTACCAAGAAAAAGCTCTCCTGTTCCACTGCTACCCGCTTTTTCTGATGTAATGTCATAAGCAAGCGAATCACGACCTGAAACAGTTGCTGTTGTAAAGCCATCAATTACATTGTCTAAAAAAACGCCATTGATATTAACCGCCTCGTCAGGCAAGCGGATAGTCATATCAGGCATTTCGTTTGTATCTATAAATTTATATAAATTTGCCATTTATTTCCCCTCTACCAAATTTTTACGTTGCGCATTTTTTTGATTAGCTTCATCTACATATTTTGCTGTGCCGTAACCTACTTTTTGACCATCAAGTTTGCTAACAACTTCTGTATAAACTTCAATTTTCGAGTTATAATCATATTCCCCATTAAATTGACTATTTGATGATGACGAGTAAGCCAAAGCCATATCATTCATTTGTGGTATATTGATGTCAAAATTTGATAATTCAGTATTGATTTTATCAGCACCAGTCGCAATCAAATCAGTTAAATCATAGACTGTAGATTTAACTGTGTTAAATTCTGATTTTAGACCCTTATTCAAACCGTAGATAATTGCCTTACCATTACCGATTAGCAATCGTTTATCGTAAGAGATAGGACCTTTATGCTCTTTAATCCAGTTGCCAATCCCACCGATAAATTCTTTTCCTCTTTCCCACGCTGCTGTCAAACCGCCTACAAAACCATCTATAATCGCTCGACCAGCGCCCATCAAATCAATGCCAGTGACATTTCTGATTATGTCATTACCCATGTTTAAGATGGCAGTTCTAACTTTACCAACCATTGAGTTGATACCGCTCAAAAGGCTCATGATTATTTTTACACCAGCTTTTAAAATCTGTGGTAAGTTATTAATCAGCCCAGACACCATACTTCCAATCAACTTAACACCTAACGCTAAAATATCTGGTAGCTTAGAAATAATCATCGCTATAAAACTTCCCATTAGTGACAGTGCTGTGCTAATTATTGACGGTAATTTATTCAACAATCCCTTTACAAGAGAACCAACTATCTCCATACCTTTAGAAATGTAAGTAGGATAGTTTTGGATGATAACATCTATAAAACTACCAATAGCTTGAATTGCAGCATTCCCGATAGCTGGCAAATTTGCGATTATTCCGCTGACTAAATTCAAAATCAAATTTTTACCAGCTTCAAGGAATACTGGGATGTTCGTCATGAGGAAAACCGCAAAGCCAGAAATCAACTGTCCAATAGTAGTGATAAAGCTAGGGATAGCCTGTAATATACCGTTAGCTATGTTTGTTACAATCTCAACACCTTTAGCTAAGAAACTAGGTAAATTGGCGGTTATCCAATTTGATACATTATTAAACATCGTCTGAAAAGATAACATTATCTGAGCATTCGCAGCACCATCTCCAAATGCTTGTCGTAACACATTTGAAACACCTTTTTGCAAAGCCGTGAATGCTGACGGTAATTGTGGAATTACATCCTTGACGGCACTCACAATCCCTTTAAAAAGTTTTGGCGCTAATTCCATCGCCATCTTACCTGCAACCTTACCAAACTGCATTCCAGATGATATGACATCGTCAATGTTTTCGCCAGTTGCCATGAAATTTTTCAAAGCAGCCTTTGCAGTTCCAAGCGAACCTGCTAAAGTATCATTTTCTTTCGCATAGTTACCAGCATATTTTGCTGTCTTTTCCATAAACATCTGCATAGCAAGCCCGATTTTCTCCTGACTTGTCATTTCTGCTGTGCTTTTGTTGATACCTTTAGATACCGCATAAGCACCTATAGCCGTATCATTCATTGCCACGCCGAGGTTATCCATCATCGTGAAATTACCTTTTGCGGCGCCTGCAACAGCTTCCATAGCAGCGCTCTGGTCAACGCCCATGATAGAAGCGACGTCTGACGCCCTTTGCATAGCCGAACTAGATAAATCCATTGATTGTTTGACATCAAAGCCAGCGCCTTGAAACAAAGAACCCATTTTATTAGCTACGCTGAGATACTCACTTGTTGACAGACCCATATTTTTATAGGCATCTTTAGCGGTGTTTTGCAAACCGCTTGCATACTGCTCAAATACAGCTTCCGAGCCACCTAGATTTTGCTCTAAGTCTCCCGCAAGGTTCATTGATTTAACTAACATTGCACCCCCAGCTGCTGCCGTTGCGGCTGCACCTGCGAATGCCGTTGTAATCCCAACTTTTACAGCCGTACCAAGACCACTAGATATTTTACTGCCTAGCCCAGAAATACTTGATAAGATACTGCTGTTCATGTTGTCAACCGAACTAACAGCCCCTTTCATTGTCTTTGAAAAGTTTTTGTCTGTTGCGCTCAGGACAGCTTCTACACTATAAGATTCTGCCATCATTTACCTCCTTTCTTTAGTAAATCGCCTAAACCAGAAAATTTAGGTTTAGTTTCTTCACTGTTTTTCGATTTATTCATAACATCGTTGACTGCTTTTTCATAATCGAAAAATTTATTGAATTTGTCAAAAACTGGTTTGCTTTTCTTGCCAGTTTTTTTCTCAGCTTTCACATTGCGGTTTAGAAACGCTTGTAAATGAATGTACATCATCTTATCCACATTAGCCAAGTCGTGAGCTTTAGCAAGCATTTCATAGTCTGCAATTGTCAATTTATCAACTTCCGAATGGTATCGAAAACCAAAGAACCTGAAACAGTTTAAAACAATTTCGTTATATACTTCCGAAAAGTCTTTATCTATTTCTCCTATTGTTGTTCCTGAGCTTTTTCGATTGCTTCGATTGTCGCTAGTGTTGCTTTCTTGGTAGCATTTGCTTGCTTTAAACCCTCAATCACACCATCAAACACTTCATCTACGTCTGTATCGGCGTTGTCAATGTAATCTTCAATCGCTTTTTTAGTCAAACGTGGATTTTGTCCTTTATTAGCTAATTCAAGCACATCTACTAATGTTTCTAAATCTCCATCAAGCAACAACCCAACAGAGTAGCGCAATCCGACATTACGTTTCACGCCGTCCATGCCGTCAACATCTACTGCGATAGTCTTATTAATATTGCGTAAAAACCCAATGTTAAAACTAAATTGATATACATTACCATTAATTGTTAATTCCATTATTTTTTCTCTCCTTACAAAAAAAGAGGACACAGCTTCCTGTATCCTCAAACGTGATTATAATTAGACAGTTCCAGATGATGTGTCTTTAAACACATACTCAGCGATTTTTTGTTGATCGCTAGATATAGTCGCAAATCCGTCAGCGCCAGTTCCGATGACCGAAAAGTCAAGAGAATATTCTGCGTGGTCTTCTGAATTTGACGAAAGTTCTAAATTCGTCACATATGCTTGGAAATATTTAGCTTTAAATTTATCAGCATTAAGTAGAGTTCCTTTAATGTCTAAATTAACTTCCCAAACTTCAACAATTGCACTATTATCTAGCGCAGTTTCGAGTTTACCAATCAACGGGTCATTTTCCGATGAGAAAAGTGCCGTTGTTGAGATTTCCACCTCTGTGTCGCCTGGTACTCGAATAGTACCCGACTTAGTAGATACTGTATCAGCATCACGAGACTTGCTTCGACTATTTTCAGTCGTGAATGCAATCGCCGTCCCAGCTGTTGATGATGCTTCGCTTAAAATACGGTACAAATAAGCGATTCTACTACCTTTAATTGCTGCCATGTTTTCTCCTATACTAAAAATTCTAAATTAATTAAGCCACGCCAAATATAAGGCTTGACTGTTGTGTCTTTGATTATTCGGAAATTTGTGCCACTCATTTTTAGAGAGACTGGATAACCGTAAAATTCACGTATCGTGAGTAATTGCCGAATCAAGTCATTACAAATGTCAGAAACTTTTTTTCTATTGTCTTCTGTGTCCCAGACATTTATTGTCGCACTAGCTGTCGCAGTCAAGCCGTTTTTAGTGCCGTCAAAATTCGTCTGAAAGTCTTGAAAATCAATAAACGGATATGCCGTTTCAGTCATTGGACGATACTCAAACACATTTTTATTACCAACAAACCCAGCAGATAATAACCAAAGTTTATCGTGTATGGCTTGGTCTAAACTTTTCATTTTACCTACTTTCTATTTCGTTAGCTTGTCAATATCGGCTTTAAATCCCTTTTTCGCCTGGTCAAAAGGTGCTTTTAAAAATGGTTCTGCCTCCATGAAACGTGTACCATGTTCAAGATAAGGGGCGTATTCAACTGACGTGCCTACTTTAGCCGTCAAACCACCGTCAGATAATTTAAATCCATTTCCGGCAACATCTTGTTTTAGATTACCTGTAAAATAGCCTTTATTAAAAGTAGTTTCGCCAGCGTTCTTAACAACATTCCCTTGCAATGTCAATCCATTGTCTTTGACAACTTTTTTAACATCTTCCATTTTGGCATTTTTTGCCAGTTTCTTTTCTAGCTTATCTAAGCCTTTAAAACTTATCTTAGCCATTAGCAACCACCACCAAACTCAGACTATCACTTGTGACGTGTTCATTGTCCACCTGATAGCTTTTTCCATCAATTTCGAGTAAATCATAAGGCTCACGATAAACACGCTGTAAGCGCACGATAAGGCGCTTATTTGACACGTCACCAAAAATGACTTGCTGTCGGTTTTCGCTCATCGCTGTGATATTGGCAAATTTCTTGACACGAGAAGTTTGTCCCTGCACCCATTCACCTAATTCAGCATCATAATGCTTGCCAACCTCGCTAACAAAATAAAGTGGCTTATCATATCTCATAGAAACCTGACCACCCCTCTATCATTGCCAGCTTGTTTTAATAACCACGCTTTTATGTCAGCCTCATAGTTGCTCATATCAGCACCGTATGCGATTGATTCTCCGTCTTGGCTATAATTTGTCATGCCCTCGTTTCCGATACGGTTAAAACGCACGACAGAAAGCTCCAGTACAATATAGGACAATTCATCTGGAACTAATGTAACGTTTGGCAAATATGCCAAAACTTTCTTTTTTGATTGCTCGATAATCAAATCAAGTTTGATGTCAAGCTCGGTATCGGAATCAGTCAAATCAAGAAGCAGTTTAAGATTAGTAAGTAAATCCATTTAACTACCTACGCTTTCTTAGTTCGCGGTTTCCGTTTTGGTTTCTCATCAGTCTTTTCAACTTCTGATGTCGTTACTTCTTTTGGTTGAATATCAGAAACAACTTCCTCAACTTCTTGTTTACGACGTTTCCTATTTCTTTGTAGTAACATTCCCATAATGGTCCTCCAATTATGCAGTTGTGAATTTAACGACTTTCAAAGGGTCATACAGATAAGCACCGTAATGCTCGTTAGCTGTCAAAACAGTCGTTCCGTGAATAATATCGCGGTCTTTTTCTACCTCGACAGCACGTTTCATAATGATTTTGAATGCTGGTTCTGTTTCATCCGTTTCAGGGTCAGCAGTGATTTTGACTAAGAATCCATGACCGACTGCCGCTTTATTAGAACGAATGATGTCGACACCAAGAATGTTTGCGAATGCACCTTTTACTTGAACATTAGCAACAACGTCAGCATTAGGGTGTGCTGTAATCCATTCATCACGCAAGGCAACTGCATCAGCTGAGGATGTTACCAAAATCATTGATTGATAATCTTCATCACCGAAAATATCAATGGCGTTTTGCAATTTTGCAATTGTTACTTTTGCACCTGAGGCAATGCTAACAGATTGAGTTGCTGTCGTTGCTGCGGCAATAACGTCATTATCAATTTTATCAGCAATAGACAAAGATAATTGATTTACTGCTTCGCCAAGTGGGTCGCCGTAACCGCTCAACAAGGCTTCATCTGTCAATTCAATACCTTTGCCAGCTTTTTTGATAGTCATTTCAGATGAAGTTTTAGCAAGTGCAGTCAATGGAATTGCCGCTCCTTCAAGGACATCTTCCGCAGCCCCAATGTAAGACCATTTTGGTACGGTGATTGTGTTACCCGGACGACCTTGCAAAGTCGTATCAATTGCAGCAAGTGGTGTAAAACGTAACTTATTAGGTAGTTTCGCTGAAACCATGTCAGCCATAACTTCTGGGACGATTAAATCCGCTACTTTAGTTGTTGCCATAAATTTTTACCTCTTTCATTTTAAGCTATCATATAGCTCGCGATTGTTAGAATACAGTTCAGTACGTTCAGCTAAAGTCATTTTCGTAAAATCAGCTTTGGTTACTTCTGTGTTTCCTGTGCGTTTGACTGGTGTCTTTCCAGCCAGTTGTTGCTTGAGATTTGATTTTAAAATCTCTTGTTGCTCTGACATTGCCTCATCTACAATAGCGATAATCTTATCTTTATCGCCAACCAATGATAAGGCTTTTGCAAGCGATTTTGGCAGTCCTTTTTCGGCCAAATCAGACGCTACTTCATTAGTAAGTTTGACCTGTTCAAACTCTTTTCGCTCAATTTCAAAACGTTCACGCTCCTCAGAAAATTTTGCTTTCTCTTGCTCCTCTTTTGATAATTCAGCAAATGATTTTTCTTTCTTCTTCGCTTCAATTTCATCAAGTTTTGCTTGCAAGTCAGCTTTTTCTTGCTCGAACGCTTTTGTTTTCGCTGTTAAAGCATTGACACGGCGGTCAAACTCCTTTTTAGAAACAGTTTCCTCAGACTGTGCACCGCCTTCTGGATTTGTTTCGTTAGGGTCTACATTTGGGTTAATTTCTTCTGCCATATTTCCTCCACGGTTTAAGTTCGGCAACTATTAAATTCACTTGCATAGTTTAAAGCCATTACATGGTTCGGGCATAAGAAAAGCACCTGGCATTGACAGATGCTTTATTTGAGTATAAAAATAGCACTCAATCTTTATGACTGTGTGCTAGAAAATTATATTTTCCCATACATCTTTTGGTATTTCTTCAATAGGTTCATTTTTAGCTATAGCGTTATCAATTGCAGCTTTCATTTTCTCAAACCCTTCACTTTCAATGTATTCTACACTGTCGTGAAGCGGGTCCCAAAACCCTATAATTCTAGTTGGAAAAGGTATATTAAAATGCTGTTCATACTTATCTTCCAAAAGTTTAAACTTATCCATACATTATCCTTTCAATATCATGCCGATTACAAAGTTAAGATATTCTGGGTCGTCAGATATCTTTTTCCTAACTGCTTTGGAAATTATTCTTTCTTGAGAAAAAATTTGACCCATACCAGGCTCAAATAAACTCTCTAATCCAACGCTCAAAACTTCTGTGGCATTAGAATATGTTTTACCAATGTATGGTGTTATGAAATTATCTTTTTTGGTTATTTCCCTGACATTATAATAATAAATTGTGTTTCTAATTGGTTGTTCTTCTTCGCCTTTTGTTCGATATGCGAGAAATTCTTTAGACAATCTCAGCGCATTAGGATTGAAGTGCTCAACATAGTGCCCAATCTCATGGAAACTAACAGTTTTCCTATCACTAAGCATGATACTTACACCATTATCGACGACACCACTTTTCCATGTTTTCCCCTTAATACCAATTTCACTGAAAAATCCACGGTCCATTTTTTTAGTATAGATGGTCTTTCCATTTTGATGAGCATATTCTGCCCATTCTTTTGGATAAAATGCAAAAGTTTCATCAAGCCTTGTTTTATTTTCTTTTGAAGAACCTTTTGCCCATCCATCTTTTGGAACTGTACCGCCAATTTCTCTAAAGTTAGAAAAGATATCTTTAAGCTCTTGTTTATCGCCAAGTTTACTAGCTACATCAAATTTTGAATTTACTAATGAACCTAGTGAAATTAAATCTTCATGACTTGCAGTGCTAATGTCAATAGATTCCATATGCTTTTTAATTGATTTAATATCTCTATCTTCATTATACACTTTATCAAGAGAATTATCATCAGTTTTATCACTTTTTTCATCTGCTGTTTTATCGACAACAGCGATTACTGCACATCTGCAATTAGGATGCAACGGAAACAAAGGATGATTGACGTTTCCAAATTCAGCGCCTTTTACTTCAAATATCTTACCATTAAGTGGACTGCATATTTTACAAGCACTAGGCTCTGATACCCATTCATATTTTGTGACACCGTTTTTTTTCATTGACTCCACAGCAGATTCAGCGTGAACCCTAGCCGATTCAGTTCTCATCAACCGCTCTGCTTGTTTCTGACTGACGTCAAATTGCCTGCGTAACTCTCTAGCAACATCGTTAGGATGCCTGCCGTTGATAATGGACTGTGTTAATAGGGTATCAAGACTGTTCGCCAAGTACTGCGTATTACCCCATAAACGCTCGCTAAACGTCGATGAACCAAACGAACCATTAACAATGCCCTTGATAAGTTTAGTGTCCGTCACGTCCAAGGAATCGCCTAGAATACCCGCCTGACGTTTAAGCTCTGCTTTCGTTTCGTCAGTCAGTTTGTCTGCCACGTATTTATCAACGTTAACGCCATTTTTGATTAACTCAAGATTAATTTCATCTTTCAACAGTTCAAGTCTGGATACTTGCATTTTGAGATTATATTTTGCAAGCACATCATTAGCATACTGTGAGAAGTCTTTGTCTTGGCTCATTTTCTTAGCCGTTTCAGCTAATGCTGTAACATCTGTCTTGTCAGCTATCGCCTTGACATCTGCCAAGCTAATCTCGCCATTTTTATCAGAGTACCTGCGATAAAGTGAATCAATGCGTGATTCAACGTTGCGCAAATTTTCAGCATAAATGCGTTCAATCTCTTTTTGATAATTGATGTCATTTTTAAGAAGTCTCTTGATATTGTCCTGTTCACGTTTACGCCAATAGTCTTTTGACTTCATAGATTATTCCTCTTTTTTAAAGTCTGGTAGAACATCAGGCGCTTGCTTTTCCATTTCCATAGCTGTGTCGTGTGGATTATCAACTATAGACAAGACAGACAATTGTGTTTCTTTTGGCACAACACCTTCAAGCAACTTGGCTGTTTGAGCTTCATCGCTTATATTCCTTGGCGTATTCCTTGTAAATCGATACTGCAAACTTTTCCACTCGTCCCTGTTACTCGCATTTACATTTGTTGGGATACCAAACACTAACTTATATCGCTTGCGAATTCCAGATAGCATTTTACGTTCTTTTTGCTGTGCTAGATTTTTCATTGGCTGCAACTTAAATTCAAGTGCAACGCCACTGCTACCGCTAAAATCTTTATCGCTAATATTTGCGACCATAGCAATTTGGAAAATTAAATCCGTCAAACGGTTCAATAAGTTTTCTTGTGTTGTATCGCCACTTGGTTTTGCCATAAAATCAACAGCAACATTATCAGCTTGTTCTCCGACCAGGTTTATGATTCTGTTATCTCTAATATACTCTAAACCTTTATCATCAAGTTCAGCACCTAGTATTTTCATATAAGCGTCTGCTAAAGCATCGACATCGTTCATCTTTTCAGATAAAGTCGTATTGATTGCATCGATTAATGATTTGACATTCTCAAAGACGCTCTGCCGTTCCTGATTCTCAATATACTCGATAATCGGCAAACCTTGATAGACATTCATCTCACTTTCTCCAAAACTGACAGATGTCGTTGTTCCTGAAATCTCTATATGTTCATCAAAAGTGAATACATCACCAGAAATCATATCCTTATCTCCAGTAGAGTAGTTGACAGCGAATAAGGGGCGTTCATAAATCGTATTGTCATATACTACAAACGTATTCATTGGCGTTGCATAGGTTACGATAGTATTGGCTTCCTCATCTTGCGATAAAAATTCATATGCACGTCCATAAATTGCCATTATTTTAGCAAGTTCATACTCGTTATCTTCCAAATCGTTATTTTCACGAAAAATACGAATAAACTCATTGAATTCATCCGTTTCGTGAGTGACTTTAATTGGTATGCCGATGAAATAAGCCGTGTATGTGTCGACAATATATTTAGCAAAGTTAACCATCAGCCTGTAATCAGGCTTAATTTCAGCTTTTGGTTTTTTGGTCTTAATTTTGTGATTACCCTTATAATAATCAATATTTTCTTTATAACCAGCAACTAATGTCTTATGCTTGGTAATAGCTTGCGATACGACATCAGCTGTGACAACTACATCATCGCTAATCAATATCTTGTCATCCGTCAGTGTGACCGTCATTATAGCCCTCCTCGTATGTTCGTGTTTAATTTTGTTGTATTCGACTTCATATCCTCGCCAAAAGCGTACCTTGTAGCATCTAGAGCGTGATTATCTTTATCTTCAAGCCTTGGTTTCGGGTTGCCGTCACGGTCAGTCTGATAGTCAATATTTTCAAACTCCCAAGCAATTTTAGGCGTGCGTTTTGGGTCAATGTAGATGGCATCTAAATCATCAAGCCATCGTTCGCCGTATTCTACACTATCAGGGCCTTTCTTGACCCCTAAAATTCGCTTAATACCTAACTCACCACGTAATTCAGCAATACTCTTAGGCTCTGCGCTATCCGCAAATATGCGGTCACTATCATAGCCTTTTGCTTTTAACCATTGCGCAAACTTACGATTTGAAATTTTCTGACCGTAAAACTCATCAACTGCATAGATGGCATTGTGTTTCTTGTCGTAATGCCAACGAACAAAGGCGAGCGGGTCAGTCGCATAACCAAAATCGACGGCATTTCTGATATTATCAAAGTTCGCAGCCATTTCATCAGTAATGCTACCAGCTTTTACTTTCAGATTGTCAAATGGCACGATACCAGAACCAATTGCCTCGCCTAGATATTCCCAGCGATACCGATTAATGTTCTTTTCCTTTGCCGTCTCTGCTTCCGTGATGAATTCCTTTGAGATGAACGGATTGTCAAGATACGTCGAATGATGAACAAATGCATTCTTAGGCTGAAAACTCGTCTCATACTTCTTGTTTACCCAAGATTGTTTTCGCTTAGGTGGATTGTATGAGTAGAAAAACTTGTAAAACAAGCCCTTGTCAAGCTCACCCCGCAGTAGCGAGTTAGTGATAGCTGTGACATCTTCTTCTGTTTTGAACTCTGCTAATTCTTCAATCCAACCGATAGCAAAAGGAAATCTGCTGTCTTTCAGCGACTTAATCCGTTCGGGGTTCTGCGCCCCACGAAATGCAATATAGTTTCCTCGTGGCTTGTAAGTTATCCGCATCGGGCTTTTAGTCGTGTGAAAGAAAGAAGCCACACCCTGCTTCTCTATCGCCCATTTCAGCTGTTCAAAAATTGACAACTCAATTGTATTATCAACAAAACGAATAGCTACAGCATTAACAGGATAGCGCATAATAAGTTGAATAATAACGTGAGCAATGTCTGATGATTTACCAGACCCCCGACCACCTTTTTCAACAATATGCAAAACATTTGAGTTAATCACAGCCCGCCAAGTATCATGAAAAGCTGTCGGAAGTAATTCTGAAAGTTTCATGGACTAGCTCCGATATCATCCTCGAAAACAGGCACTTGCTCAAGCGTAATGTCTTGTTTATCGGTAAATAATGCGTGACGTTTACCCATAAGCTCCGCAGCTTTGATTCTATCCTTGCCAGATATTTTTTTGACAACACGACAAACCTCGCCATTCGGACTCATAAGGACTTGTTCCTCTTCAATTTCATCGTTCATCGCTAGTGATAGAAATTCTTCAACATCTTTTGCAGTGGCAATATTATCATTTTGTATTTTTTCACGTTGTTCTTTAATCGCATTTTTGATGTCAAGTTTTGTCAATAATTGTTGTCCGATAGACCTCGCAGTTCTTTCAGAGTAACCCGCCCTAATTGCTGCTTGTGTCGCATTGTAATCAATCAAATATTCATTGACAAACATCTCTTGTTTTGTGTTCATATTGCCACCTCCTTTCGTTTTTTTAGGGTACTCAAATCTTTCTATATAATTCCATACCTATCCCAACCCTTCCCACACAAAAAGCCACAGCGCATGCTATGACTTACCTTGATATCAGCTTAACTCGTCCATCTTCACCATCGATATACATTTCTGTATCTTTATCAAAAACCCCATTATTTAAATACACAACTAATAACTTCTTTTTAGGATAAATTACTTTTTCGAAAGATACAGTACTAACTTTGAATTCAAAATCTGTCAAGTAGTAAGAAAAACCGACAGGAATACTTTTTTCGAGTAATCCTGCTGATTTCAAATTATCAATCAAATTAGGATAATTACCTTGAATGTATTTATCGCCTTGGATGTGTTTACCTATCCCCCAAGAAAAACGAACACCTTTTTTAGAATTTTCATATATCACTCCTGCTCCGTCTTGATTGAATATACATTTTGGATACGAAACAGCGCTTCGGAACAGTACGAAAGGAACGCCTTTATAAAAGTAATACTGCTCTACTTTTACCGACAAACTAAATGGCGGATTATCAATGACGCCTACATCTTCATAATCATCAGTATACTTCCACATCTCTAAATTTCCATCAAAGCATACTACATTTTCGTGAATAGACTTAACCGCTTCATGAAGTGGACATCCTTCACTTGAAAAAGGCATCAAAATTGTTTTGTGTTTTAATATCCCACTTGGCAAAATAACTATTTCGACAAATTTTTTCGCTGCTTCTTTAGTTGTGTAATATTCATCATCGCTATATGATTTCGTTATCTTCATTTTTACCTCGTAAAAAAGAGACTAACCGAAGTTAATCTCTACCTTTCTTTAGATTAGTTACTTTCCGAGTTACCTAACCTACTGAGAATACAGGACTCGAACCTGTGACTTTCTGATTAACAGTCAGACGCTCTACCAACTGAGCTAATTCTCATTAATTGCTAGTCTTTCCTAGCAGTCAAAAATCACAATAAACCCTAGCTTGGCTTTTAGTGTGGTTCAAGCTCGCACATTATGTACGCAGGACATGCCTGCAATGAATCATGCGGTAATACGTGATTAAATGTGTGTGATTGAATATTTATCAGCAATCATCATAATACTATTATATCAGTTATTTCATGTTGTTCTCCCCTCTCTATTTCCGTAGTTTTTCCGCATTTTTTCCGTTTCTTACTTCTCTTGGAATCCTTCCGAAATCCCACGTTTCAGCAAAAAGGCTAAGTGCTTTGTCAAGTCCTTTTTCATATAGCCAAGTATCGCCATAATTAAGCTGGTTACAGATAGCATACAACTGCTTTCCTTCAATGTATTTCAACCTCAGCAAGCTAACATACACACCGTCATCTCCTTGACACGCATTGATTGACCGCTCGATCTCCTTATATCGCATTCTCAGGTCTTTAGCCTCTTCTAAAGCTGCCAGATAGTGAATCATTCTATCTTCTGAAGAGTTAGACAGATTCTGCGACCTAGGCATATCTGAAAAAGTCGGGCTCTTAACATCTGGCGCTTCTGCTTGCAACATCATGCGTTCTCTACGCTTTAATACTCGATAGCTATTCAGCACTTCTTTGGCGTATTCGATTATTTGTTCTCGCTCTTGTTCTGACCAATCTAAACCTAAATCGTACAATGTCACTCATTTCTATACGAGTCGAATTCGACCCCTTTAAATATCAATATGGCGCTTTGTAGCTACCAGTCATTGACCAGCGATATTAGTTTTTCTGTATTTTTCCATAACTTTGGGATATTTACTAACAAATTTTAATTGTTCTTGATGTAAACGATCGGACCAATGAAAAAGTCTATCAATTTCTGCTAAAGCGCTCAACTTTTGGTAGATCTCTTTAATATAAAACTCTGCATTTCCTACTGATTTCCAATATGCTGATGTTCTCACAGAGTCCCCATTTTCAGCAAGTTTATGTGCGTTAATATCCGAATTTTCTTTTTTCGTCATCAGAGTATCAATTTCTTTGAATATAATCTTTAACAACTTTATTTGGTAGTTTTGTACTATTTCTTCTGTTTTCATCATATCTCACTTTCTAAACCTTGCTATTTCAATATTTTGTTGACGTCAACAAAATAGTCACTCGTCATGCTTACCATGATATTTATTGCTAATTAATGCGCTAACAACAGCTAATCCTATCACTGCTCCCCAAGAATAAATATTTGCGTTACTCACAAATACTAGAGTTACTGTCCAAATTGAAACAAACCAAATCAAATACAAACATAAATTACCTATAAATTTCATTCTATTACCTCTAATTCCTCTCAAAACGTCTCGCACGACACTTTAACAATCAATTACATATTTATACCAAAACTACATTAAAGCGTCGTCAGCGTTAAATCTCGACCTTACAGACTATAATTTACGCATAATCTTGTTTTTTACATTGCGTTCAATACCGATTGTCGTTTTAAACTCTTTCGCTGCCGCTTTATCAGCTTTGTATAAATTTCTAATTTCGTACAAGCAAAATTCTTCATAGGTCAAATTGTGACCAGTTTGTAAGTTGTGTAGTCCTCTCTTTAACTCAATTTCTGGGTCTTTCATGGCTGTACCTCAATTTGCTCATAATTTCCAGTTTGCATGCTGTCGATTTCTTGCTGGGTGAATTTTTTTGCGCGATTTATATTGCCTGTTAAATATCCATCATTTGTTAAAAACAAATTTAAATATCCAATTAAATCGCTGCCTACATCTTCAAGTTTTATCTTATTCTTCAAATAGAACAGCTGCGGTTTTTCGACTGTGTAGCCGTCTAGATAAGCTTTTACAAATTTATTAGCATTATCATCAACAAAAATCCAATCATGTACATATTTCCAGTCTTCATTTTCAAGTGGTAATTCTGTAAGTTTCATATCAATCAACTTGATTGCGCCATATGCAGAATAATAATCAGGTATTGATTCTATAGCATCAGCAATAATCTGTGGCACTACTACAAGCGGTTTATCAATATCATCAAGCAAAACTTCAACTTTAGGCGTTTCTTTTAAGACAGAAATTTCATTTTCTAAAGCATCAGCATATTCATTAAGCTGTTTTAAACGTTGTTGGTAATCCGTTACTTTTCGTGTATAAAATTCAGTGACTTCTTTAAGTTCTGGTTTAATGCTTTCAAAATGTACATATCTTTCTGGTCTTTTTAATTCACTCATTTCATCTTCTCCTTAATCAAGTACGACTCCAACTCCTTGTCTTTAGTCGTCAAAGCTTTCTCCATGCTATTGATGCGGTTGTAAATCCGTATCTGCTCACGCTTTACCTTGCTAGTCTCTAGCGTTGACATAAGCGATACAGCACCGAATAAGCAAAGCAATATAAGTATCACGTACAGCCATGATGTGCTAATTGAATCTTGCTTTTTAGTCATTTCTATACCGCCCTTTCAACTTTTCCTCAATCTCAGCAATCCGCTTACGCTTGTAACGCTGTTCTAAGATGTGAATCGTCATCAATATTGCTGTCATAGCTGATGCGATTAGTAGCACTAACTTCATACGTCCTCCAATAATTTTAGTAACCAGCCATGAACCACTTCGTTACCTTTTCGTAAACAGATTGTTTAGTACTGTAATCGCCTTTGATAATACGCTTATAGGTAATGTAAGTGATACCAATGGATTTGGCAGTCTGCTCTATATTTAGGCTTAAATCTGCCTGTTTGCGCCTGATTGCCTTTGCCTGTTCTTGTGTGATTGTAATCATTATGCCCTAATCTCCTTTTTCTAAAACACTTTTCTTACGTTACCATAAGCTATTAGTAGTACTAGTTTCATACGTCCTCTTTCAACTCATCATACAGAAATCCGACTGTCAGAAACTCATCAAACTGTTTTAAGTACTTATAAATTCCACCGCCCATGATATTGCTCGGATTCGTGCCTTCTGACCGACTGCGATGTAATCTGTGATAAAGATTGTCCGCTTTTTTAGTATCACTTTCAAGAAATCTTGAAATATCTTTCAATACTTTTTTGTTTTCTTCTAGTAGCTTGTCAACATTTCCCCAGAATAATTCTCCGAAAGTTTTATCACTCATTTTTCAATATCCTCAAAACATTTCTAGCTGAATTTCAGTATTATCAGCCTTTATTTTTTCGCTATCTTCTAAACTGACTTGCATTTTCATATTTTCAAAAAGCAGTTTTTGTTTTTCGTAAAATTCCTTTTTAATCTCAAAACCATAAGCACTGCGACCTAACTCGTAAGCAGCTCTAATTGTTGACCCGCTTCCACAACATGGGTCAATCACGACATCGCCAACATCTGTGAAAATCTCGATTAAATTTTTCAACAATGAAACTGGTTTCTGCGTTGGATGTATTTTAGGTACAGAATCACCATCCTTTTGCCATTCGACGCACCAGCCGCCATATTTCCAAAAATCTAAGTAATAATCATCAGGATTGCCAATAGTCACATCCATCCCGTTCATGATCATTTTTCCTTTATTATTAAATTTTGGCAGTCGATTGCGATATAACACAATAGCATACTCACAATTACCTACAATCTTCATGTTTGCTTTGAGTGCTTGCGGGCTTGACTTTTTCTTGAAAACAAGATTGATGTAATTGTTGAATCCGTGTTTCTTGCCTTCTTCAATTACCATAGCTTGCTGATTAAATGCACAGAATACAATCATGCATGGCGCTGTCTGACCTGTTTTACCAGTCTTTTCTTTGCTCTCTGGTTTCAACAAACGAGCTGCAAAGTCAAAGAAATTACCGATTTTAAAATCTTTGTCAGTGTCGAAAAATTCCTTATTCGCCTTGTCTGACTCGCCATTCTTATTGTCGCCACCTTCATACCAAGCGCTAGAACTTGCGTATGCGTTTTTTCCTAAGTTGTAAGGGATATCTGCAATAATTAACTGCGCACGAGGTATGTTATATCTTTTAGCATTTTCCAAGTGGTCATTATATGTTTCGTACTTGATACGCTTTCTTCTATCTTGCACTTCTTCCAATTTTCCTATACCTCCTCTATTTCAATCACTACAACATAGTACTTACCACCAGACAAACCACCATGTTCAAACTTCATGTACTTGATAACTTCGTGATTATCATCAGTCCAAACTTTAGCATCTGTCATTCCGTCAATTAGCGCTTTGATAGTTGGATAGAAGTTTGGCGGATCATACTTTCTTTTAGTAGGCGCTAGAAACGTCACATTTACGCCACACGGATTCTTAGGACTAAATGGAACATTTACCTTGCCGATAGTTTCTAAGCGTGAAAGCAGTCGTAAATGAGCCGTCAGCTTAGCTTTTTTCTGACAGTGTAATCTATCATTACTAGATATCATTTCTTTGCGCTGTTTTGCATTGTATAACTCAAATTCAAATTTCATAAAATAGCCATTCTATTGCCTTTTATCGCAAATTTAACAGATGCAGGTAACTTATCCAGTCTGCTGTCTGCGTCTGCGAAAGTGTACAAAATAAACTTTTTATTCTGTAACATCCTCATCAAACTCAGAAACTGACTTTGCTCGTCTGGTGAATAATCTCCAAGATTATCAACGATAACCATTTCTGAACGTTCGATAGCGCCTCTTTTATCAATTAATCTCTGCTTATTTTCTGGACTCATATAAGCATTTTTAGACATCGATAAATACTCGTGTACCATAATTTTTTCAACGTGCTTATGTTCGTCTCTGAATTTTTCGATGACCCATTTTTGGAATGCCTCTAGTTTTTCCAAAGATTCCATCTCATAAGCGAATTCAATAACGCCAGATTTTTCTAAGTCATATCCTTTTTGAGCTTTGAATTTAGCTAAAATATCAGATAAGCTAGTTTTAGTTTGCTTAAATTCTCCATCAGATATAACATCTCCGTCAGATTCTTCACTTTGAGGGTTATATCTAACTACTTGACCAGTATTTTCATCTCGCACTGTCCAGTCAGGCAATCCGCCAAACTCCATAGTTTTAGCTATTTTTTTATTTTCAACACAAAGCTTGCAAGCCTTAGTCTGAGGTCTCAGCTTATGACTTACTAAATGTTCTTCGGTGTGTATACCGCAACACTCATCAAGCACTACTAAGTCTTTAGCTAGACTAGCGAGTGGTTTTTCATTCTCTACAAACGGCTCTAAGTAATCAGTCATACTTCTCTAAAACCTGCTTTCTTCTCAGCCCACGTCCAATCTGACTTATCGTCAGTGTTACTAGCCTGTTTCGTTTTTTTGAAACTATTATCTAAAACTTCTACATCGTGGATTGTTTTTACGTTGCTACTACCCCAATTTTTCAATATGCCTCTAACGTATCCATATTGCTTGCCATTAGTAGCGCTGCGTTTCATAGCCTCCATTACTAAGTCTTTACCATAATCATTTAAATCATGAGTAACGTTATCTAAAGTGAATTGATTAATTACACCAAAATTGCCTTCATAAAAATTAATTAGTTCACTGATGTCGTTATTATTATTATTATTATTAATTGTGTTATTAACTGTGTTATTATCCTGGAAGTTTTTTTCTATAGGGTATGGAAGATTTTTTCCATAGGGTATAGAAGATTTTTTCGGTACCCCCATGAAATTATTTTCCATAGGTGCATTGAAATAAATTTCTCTTCTTTCAACTTCTTTGCTGTTAGATTTGTAAATCAATTTTGTTACAAGTAAATTTTCGGCTTCTAATACAGATATCGCTTGTGTTATAGTCCGAGTAGTAACATCGTACTTTTCTGCTAATTTCTTGTTGCTTATCCAAGCAAATCCGTTTATATTAGCTAGCGCTAACAATTCACCATATATCAATCTAGCGAAAGGCGATAATTTATTATTGTGTAAAATCTTCTCAGGAATAATCACATAATAATTACTACCTGTAAATCCTGATTCCATATCAACCTCCAAACATCACGATAGCCGTCTGACTCTTCAAGTGGATAAGTTTGTCTACCAGCTCGCCATAGTTTAGAGCTAGTAATTTAGCCTTGTAAATTTCATGAAGTTCCCAATTGTTCCGCTCAAAACTTTTAATCAGTTCTTCTTTTGTCATGTTTTAACTCCTTAGAATGGCAGGTCATCATCATTCAAGTTCATAGGTGTACCGCCAGAAAATGGGTCAGGTTGCTTAGCTTGTTGCTGTGTAGCCTGTTGTTGCGCCTGCTGTTGCCCCTGTTGCTGGTTACGACTTTCAAGCATTTGGAAGTTTTCAGCGATTACCTCAGTCATATAAACACGTTGACCTTGAGCATTCTCATAATTCCGTGTTTGAATGCGCCCTGTAATGCCAATCAAAGCGCCTTTTTTAGCCCATTTTGCGAAGTTTTCGGCAGATTGTCTCCAGATGACAACATTAATGAAATCTGTTTCACGCTCTCCGTTTGCGTTTTTAAAGGTGCGATTTACAGCAAGCACGAACTGGACTACTGCTTGATTTGCTGGTGTATATTTCAGCTCGACATCTTTTGTCAAGCGACCTACTAAAGTTACGTTATTAATCATTTTTAACCCTCGAATTCTTTAATTTTTTCTGTGTAAGCTTCTAAAACACTTTTCCCAAGACCAAATGATTTAGCTTCTGTTGCTATTTTCACCACTTCGTCTTTTGTATTTGCTTGCTTGATTTCTTGTGAAAAGTCACGTTTTTTAACCTGTTCTTTTTTATGAATAACTTCTTGTTGTAGTTCAAGTTCATCTACGTCAACATCTGCGATACCGAATAGACCTTGTAGCGCATATTTCCTTGCGTAACTACTCACTGCGCCAGTCCATTGTGGCTCAGTCATCTGTTTCTTTTCTCCGCCAGCTTTTAGTTTCAAAATAGGAACGCTAACAACCTGTTTTTGCCCATTTTTCGTATTGACAGTTCGCATGTTCTTTTCTGTTAATTGAGTTGTAACTATATTATGCCTCTTTCATCGCTTTTGAGTATTCTTTAATTGCTTTTAATGCCTGTTCATGCTCCATCTCTTGCCAAGATTTGATAAGCTCGATTTCTGGTTTATACTTCTTATTAACCCAATCGATATTAGCTGCTACTTTTTGTTCTGGAGTTAATTCTGGTTTAGGCTGAGCTTTTGGTTGTTGTGTATTCTTTGGTTGTTGGTTATTTTTAGCTTGTTGGCTTGCTCCATTGCCGTCGTCATCTGTATCGCTTGCAATACCAAGCGCAGTACTTAAGCTGTATCGCCTTGCGTACGTTATCGCACTACCTGCGCTTTGAGGATCTAACTTTGTTGGTTTAACCTTTGAACCCTTGATAATCATATACTCGCCAGATTCGTGCAAGATGATAGTATCTACTCTTAGGTAGCCTTCTCCTAAGTCCTCTATCTCTTGAATATAGCTAAGTCCTGTGTCTATCATGGCTTCATCTACTACTTGGACGACGTTTTCAAGTGGAACGTATTTACTTTTAAAAAATGGATTATCAGCGTCTTTTAATGGTTGTTTTAGTTTTTTCTTGAAATTTGCGAATGCTTTAAACAATTCTGCTTTTGTTTCTGATGTCTCCATATCACACCTTCCATTTCAGCGCTGGATTCTTTTCTCCGATTACAATCAAGTCAGATATTTCATCCTCGAATTTTTCACCGTAAATTTTTTTAAGTTCATTTAGGCTTTTAAAACTAACGCAATCCCAACCGTGCTTGATAACTAATTCGCGCTTACGTGCGTTGTTATCAGCAATCGTTTTTGTTTTAGCTGGCTCACCAAAGTCCACCATGCTAAATCTTTTTCCAGACTCTAAGCGATTTTTAAGTTCTTCCTCTCCAGCTTTTGGTAATTTAGCAAATCGTTTGCTCTCATATAGAAATTGCGCTAACGTTTCATCGTCCAACTGCTTAATGTAATCTGGCGTTAAAGCAACTACTTGACCTGTATCTAAGTCTAGCGCTTCGCCGATATTTCTAATTTCAAATGCCATGCTTTATACCTCCAATAATTTATCCATAAACTCAATAGCAGACTGCCATTCACTTTCTGAAATGAATTTTTCTAGCTTTTCTTTGCTGTCAATCAATAACTCGTACATATCAATCTGACAGATATCTAAACTATGTTTAATCATTTCATCAAGCAACGGCTTATAGTCTTCGTACTTAGCGCATGCTATCTCACGTAATTCTTCTTGCTCAGCTTCAAACTGTGCATATTCTTCTTGCTCACGTTGGCTTGCTTCTTCATTCATCATCAGCACCTAGCCATTCATTGACTTCTTCGACTGTTTTTAGAAAAGCGTTTCCCTCAACCATGAAGTTTTCTTTGACAAATAAAGATTTAAGGGCAATGAATTTCCCAAATTTATTTTCTAAAATATCGCCATCTTTAACTTCAAACGGCTTGCGACCATGCTCGTGAAATGTCAATGCAACTTCGTATTCTGCGATTTCTTCTGGTGTGGCGTGTCTGGTATCTTCTTTAAATACCCCAAGAGATACATTGGTAATGTCACAATCTACTTTGATGTACCAAAAACCATCTACCGAAGTAAAGCGATTAGTTAAATCTTCATTAAGCCGAACTAATCCAAAACTGCCATCGGCGAAAACAGTACTAGCGATAATGTCTCCTTTTTTAAACTCAGGCTTTAAAGTTTCCAAGTACTCGTCAATCTTTTCAATCAGCTTTTTAGCAGACGATTTAGCTTCTTGTAAGTCAGATTCTGCTTCCGACATACCTCTAGCAAATGAATCAATCGCTACAGATACATCAAAGAGGTTTTTCTGCAATTTGTGTTTCATTTTTTCTTGTGTCATGTTTTCTCCTTTTGCTTTATACTCGATGATAGGAGTGTCGGGACATTGCTTTTTACACTGTTCGATGTCCATAAAAGCAATGTCTTTACCTGAAATTTTAATACAACTGCTTTCTTTATTTTGTTCCCAATATCTAAAGAAAGTGGGTTTGTTTCCACTGAGCCATTTATATCCTTTTTCTTCAAGCTCAATCATCAATTCATCATAATCTTCTTGCGTTTCTGTGTGGTAAATTTTCATGGTTTCTCCTCAATATCCTCTAGTCATATACCGTGCATATCTCGCAATATCGCTATACGTACGTTCTAAGCCTTGTTTAGTCCATACCGTCCATTTATGCATTGAGTGGTTAAACTGCGCCTGTGCGCCTTCCTGTGCTCCGTGTGTGGCTATTAATACGTCAATCATTCCGCTTGCTCCAATATTCTACGTTTTGCCCATTGTGCTTATCTAGCTGTGCTGTTAGTTTTGCGTGGTCGCTTGGTGTGAATCGTGTAGGTTTGTTGGTCATCTAGCTTTCCTCCATTGCCGCTAAAAATATATCTCTCACGCTATTTATAAGCGATTCTGTTTTGTCGTTATATGGGACTGTATACGTTTCTCCGTCAGGTATTACCGTTCCATCTGCCAATATGAGCTTATCCCCCATAGACTCCTCTTTCTGTTTGTGTTATAATCAAGTTATAATTATTTAATGTGAGCCAGTTTGCCGACTGGCTTTTTTTGTGTTCAGCTAACTAACTCATCTTGTTCGACTAGTGGAAAATAACCATTTTTCTTCAAAACTTCATAAAGGAACTTGCGCCCTTTTTGTTTCCAAGTCGTTGTAATTGATGTCCGTGCAATACCTTTGCTGTCTACAAAGTCTCTTGTACGACTACCGATGTAACCTTTGCCCATGTATTTCGAGTAAAGTACCCATTGCTTATTAACTTTGCGTTGAATGCGCAAGTCATGCAAGATGCGATTAAATGATACTGCGCTATATCCGTAATCCTGTGCTATTTGAGTTGTTAAGATGTCGTCAGGACTTTCAAGAATTAGATCGAGATAAGTTGTTTTTTCTCTGACTTCCTCTAACTCAACTTGCAACTAGCTGTTTATCAAATTCAAGCGACTTGATTTGTTCTCCAGCTTGGATAAGCAAGTCAGCTAAACCATTACCATGTAGAACGTCTTGCGCTTTCTTGTCTGTCATGTATGCGCCGTGTTTGCGGATTGTTGGGAGTACTTCGCTTGTAACCCAACGGCGTAAAGGTTTAGCTTGTGGATTGTTTGAGCGCAATAGAATTGTGTATAAACCACTTTCGTTTACGATAGTCGCATCAGAACCTGAGCGTAAACTTTGTTTACCCTTGTCTTCTTCGTCTACCATTTGCGCTAAACTCCTTGAATTGCTAGCGCCTAATACTTTGGCAATGTCTGCCACGACAAACCAAGGTTCATCATTGATTGTGATAATTCGGACATCTTGCCCACTGAAATTGAAATTTTGTAATTCGTTCATGTTGCTCCTTTCTAGTTAATTAGTTTTTTATTTTCGGTTTTCCGAACTTCCAAGGTAAAAAAATAAGTTTTTACTTCTTCATCTGGAATATTCAGCAATCCAGAAAACTTTACAATTTCAGAAGGATTAAAATATGCTTTATTATTTAACTTAGCACTTAAAGAAGATTTTGAAACTTTCGCCTTTTCAGAGAAGTTAGTTTCGGATTGAAATTCTTCTTTGATTTTACCTCTGAGTTTTGAGAAATCAAATGTAACTTTTTCCATAATCATTTCCTTTCTATTCGGTTATCCGAACTTTATATTTTAAGTATAACACTTTAAAAACTCGTGTCAAGCGTTTTTTTCGTTTTTCCGAATTTATTTTTTGATTAAGATATTTTTTACTTTTTAAATTGATTAAGTTCGTATTTCTTGATATACTATATTCAAAGGAGGTTCGGAAATATGAACATTTTTTCAGAAAGATTAAAAAACGCTCTATCAGAAAGAGGAATGAAGCAAACAGAACTTTCTGAACGCACAGGCATTAGCAAGTCTTCTATAAGCGAATGGTTAAACGGAAGATATGAAGCTAAAGCTGATAAAATTGTTTTAATCGCAAAGGCGCTTAACGTAAACGAAAGTTACTTAATCGGTTTAGATGTCCCAATGGAAAATGAAGTAGAACAATCTACTACAAAAACAATCTTAGACAATATCTTCAATAAACTTGAAAAACCAAGACAAGAAATTGTTATCAATACCGCTCAGGAGCAGTTGGAAGAACAGAATAAAGAAAAATTAGTTCAATTATTTCCTTATAACGTTCAAGAAAAACTTTCAGCTGGTACTGGTTACGGATATTTTGATGATGGTAACTACGATACTGTTTACTATGATAAGCAGTATGATTACGACTTTGCTAGTTGGATATTCGGCGATTCAATGTTACCAGACTATCCAAATGGTGATGTGGCGTTGATTAAAGCATGCCCATTTGAGTATGACGGTTGCGTTTATGCTGTTGATTGGGACGGACAAAGCTATATTAAGAAAGTTTATAAAGAAGAAAAAGGCTTGCGACTTGTTTCGACTAATGAAAAATATAGCGATAAGTTTGCTCCATTTACGGAAGAACCTAGAATTATCGGTAAAGTGGTAGCAAGTTTTACACCACTTGAAAAGTGAATAATAAAAACCTAGCCTTCAATGGTTAGGTTTTAGTGTATAGAATATAGGATAAATTTATGAAGTTTGGAATGCTAAAACCTAGCTTAAAAAAGAGTATAAAAGCTAGGACAACCGGAAAACTAAAACAAAAATAAAAAAACGCCACTCACTCCCCTGACAAAGATTGTGAGTAACGATATAGAAACGTAGTAAAAAGGATGACTACCTTTTTATTTTACCATAAAATAAGGAGTTTAAACATGAAAAAAGTAGCAATATATTGTCGGGTCAGTACATTAGAGCAAGCCGAGCATGGGTATTCTATCAGCGAACAGGTAGACAAGCTAAAAAAATACTGTGATATACACGACTACTCCATCTATAAAGAATACATAGACGGAGGGTATTCGGGAGCAAAGTTAGATAGGCCAGCTATGCAAGAAATGATAAACGATTCAAAAAAACGCAAATTTGAGGCAGTAATCGTTTATAAGTTAGATAGACTATCCAGAAACTTACAAAATGCGCTGTATCTAATCAAAGATGTGTTTAAAGATAATAATATCTCATTTGCATCGCTAAATGAAAATATTGACTTATCTACTGCTGCTGGTGAGCTTAATTTCAATATGTTCGCAAGTTTCGCTGAGTTTGAGCGTGCAAACATAAAGGATAGAATGATGATGGGTGCTTATGCCAGAGCTAAGTCAGGTAAATGCGCCAGTCCTTCTAGAACTCCATTTGGTTATGATTATGACAATGGGATACTTAAAAAGAATGCTTTAACATCACCTATTGTCAAAGATATATTCGATAAGTATCAAAGCGGACTATCTATAGCTAAGATATTAATATCACTAAATGAAGATGGATATGTTGGGAAAGAAAAGCCATGGAGGTCGGCTGGTATTTTCAGGATAATCAGAAACAAGACTTATGCCGGATATATAAAATACAAAGGCGAACACTTCGTAGGTTTACATGACGGCATAGTATCAGAGAAACAATTTAATGAAGTGCAAAAGCAGATAGAGATTAGGCAGAATAAGTCATATAGAGAAGGGAATGCGACTAGACCTTTTCAATCTAAATACATGCTATCTGGTTTGGTTTTTTGCGGAACATGCGGGCAAAAGCTTGCTGTAATTCAATACGGAAAAAAAGATGGTATCTACACAAGCAAAAAATATAAATGTGTTGGAAAGCAAGCCTATTACAAAAAAATGAACGGAGCTAGTGCCTCCCCTATTTTTTGTGAATCTCCTAATTATGATTTTGATGAATTAGAAAAAAGAGTAATAACACAAATTAAAAAAATATCTTTTAAATTTAACGGCGCAAAAAGTAAAACAGAAACACCAAGCGACAATGAACTATTAAAATCAGAGATAGAAAAAATTGATAGCAGCTTATCGAAGCTTGTCGATTTGTATATTAACGATAATATAGATTTAGATATTTACGAGGACAGAAAACAAAAGCTAGACGATAAATTAAAAAAATTAAAAAGCGCTTTAAATAAAAAAGACGATAAAAATCTAATTACACAGGAAGAAGCTTATAAAATGCTTAAATCCTCGAATCTCGATTCTATGCCTTACGATTCAAAAAAAACACTGGTCAATAAATTAATCAAAAAAATAGACGTATTCCCCGATGAAGTAATGATTCATCTAAATTTTTAA